TCTGTGTCAACGACATCTCCATTTTTATTAACCCTATTAGCAACAAAAGCATTAAATGCTATCGGCAGTAAGTCGACCTGCTTGTCTACATCTATCTCTGGTACGAATTTAGCCACCTCGATAGCAGAAGCTAAAGATAAGTATTTATCTCTCTCTTCTGAAACAACAGGTTTTATATCGGAACTAAAAATTGTAGTATATTTCATATTAGTCTATCATGTTTTCAAACCAAGCAGAAGCTTCAGCTCTAAGCTCCTCGTCTGTATCTAGATAAAGATCGTTAACATCTTCGCAATCATAGTCTGCCAAACCATAGAGTTTGATATCTCTTTCTGCCATTATATAGTCTTCTTCTGAAGGCTCAAAATAACTGTAGACATCAATACCCCCATAACTTTTTATTACGTCGGCCTTTTTAAAGGAATCTTTTATTTTTCCTTCTCCTACCATTTTGAGAAACATATTAACTCTTGCCATTGCAAGCTTGCTTACACTGACGTTCTCATGTCTTTCATTCTTGACTCCCCCCTTGTAAACGTTTTTAAGTTGGGAAACCGCTACTTGTTTTAAATTCTCTGCGTTGTGTTTTTCCGCTTTATCTTCTAGGGCCGCGATTACTTTCTTAGAAAAGCTAACAGCTTCTTCGTCTCTTGTAGTCTCTTTTTGTACCGGCTCTGAATCTTTTTTAAAGTCAATAATTTCAGGAGCATTCTCAGAATGAGCCCCGCTTATAATCAGATCTACTTCTAGTCCCTTCATATTGTTTGAAAAACGCAAATGTCGCTAAACATTTATACACTTATTTTTAAAAAATTAATAAAAAAAATAAAAAACCCCCCAGAAAACTGAGGGGTTTTAAATATAGGAAAAACCTTAAACCAACTAATTAGAACGGAACACCATCAGACCCATCATTAGCGATGTCAGGACTAGCGGCATTAAGAGCTCCGCTAGCATTAATAGTACCAGACTGATAGAACTTAAAGTTCATGGTGTAGCTTCTGGTATAAGTATTAACAATTCCAGTACCATCGTTGATGGCTGTATTAGAGAGACTCAAGTCCCCTCGTGTAACTGTCATACTGTCAATACCACTTCCTTGATCTACCCCAGAGGTATAAGCTCTGTAGGCTGCATCACATATAGCTAAAACAAATTTTTGAGCACTACCCTGTTTAATAAATTCTGTACCCTGCGCACGACCTGCTGTAGTATTTGCGTCTTCAGTTATGTCGCCTGAGCTTAGATAGTAGTCGCTTACGGCTGGGTCACCTATTGTAGCATAGCCACCCTTGCCTGACCATAAGGCAGTACCTCCACCAGCAGCCGTTGGGCCATGGGTTAGATGCCACCTCTCACTTCCGGAAGCTTCAGGTAAGGCGAATACAATACCGGTTACCGCTTTTGTTCCGTCTAAAGCTGAGATCCTTTTTGGTGTGTTTGAGCTCTGTTCGAGTACCTTGATTGCTCCATCTCCACTAACGAGGTTATGGAGTCTACTAGTTGCTGTGTTTAAACAAAACGTTCCTGTTGATGCTGTTGCCATATTAAAATTCTCCTATTCTTAATCACTATTACATTGTTTTTGAGGTTTTTAGAAATTTTTTATTGCATATCCCCAAGTTTCTTTAACTCTTCTAATTTTTCTTTTGGAGTCTCTATTCCTCCTATAATAGTAAAGACTGTTAAATTATTTTTATCCCCACTATATATGCCTCTATGAACGACACTTCCAGACCGAAGAATCCTAGTTAGCTGATCAAAAGCTTCGTCAAGATTGGACTGAGGGACATTGTCTAATACCTCCTTGCCTCCTATCAAGATGGCTCCTGCTGTATTAGCAGTAGTCACATCGATACCTCCAGACATGCTACCGCTCTGAGCTATGCTCCTAACTGCTCTAGATATATTAACCGGATCTTTCCAATCTGCTACAGGCGTAGCTCCAAATATAACAATTCCAGAATCTAGAACATTTTTATAATCGCTAGAATCAAAAGAAGAATAAGAGCTATCTTTTGAAGCTGTCATATTAAATAAATGAAATACTCCAGACATGCTCATATTGGCTGTCTGCCAGAAATTAGAGACAGAGACATTAGAATAAATTTTACTTGTCTTCTCGTTATCTATAATCACTAAAGGAGAGACAATGCCCTTCTCTACTAATTCAGTCGCTTCTTTAAGAGTAGCGTAAGCGTTAGCATTAACTTTCTTTCCTTCTGAGTATTTAGGTAAAGCAAGTATAACTCCAACTTTCTTAGAGCCAGACTTAATAGTCTCTTGTAGTTCTTTCGATGTATGTACTAAAGGAGCTAAGGTTCCAGCTCCTGAACCTCCCCCAGCTCCAGCGCAGACAAAAATCCTATCTACATCTTCACCAAAAGAGCGCCTCATAAAATCTAAAACGTCATCTTTTTTCTCTTCAAAACATTTTTTAGCTACCTCTCTATTTTTACCAGCTCCACCTTCCCCTATGCACAGCTTATTCTCCACATTAACCGTATTAAGATCTTGTTGAGCGGTATTGATAACCCCAATCTTCCTATATCCTAATTTGTGAAACGTCTCGGCAATTCTAGACCCTCCTTGACCTGCCCCAACAAAAGCAAACTTAAACGCTCCCTCTACTTCATCTTTAATTTCCTTTTTCTCTTCTGGTTCGGGAGGTAGCGGAATATCTGGGACGACTAAATCTATATCTGTACCACCAAAGTATTGGTTGACATCTTGAACTGTATCTGTATTTTCACTCATAATTTTTTAAATTTTACTTGCACGTAGTAAACTCGCTAAATAATCGTCTACTTGATGTTCGCAGGCAATAGCCTCAACTTCACTTACTCTGTTATGATTAGCATCAATCGGATTAGCAATATATTCTTTACACTTTTCTAGCCATTTATCTGGTTCTTCATTAGCCATTACTACTTTAGAAATTTCTTCAGATAAAGCCCTAATCTTATTAGTGACTCTCTTATTTTCATATTTTAGCTTTAATTGTTCTTGAATTTCTGACTCAAGTTTTTCAGCCAACACTAAATTTTCTTTAATTTTTTCTACGCTAAACTTTTCCTTACCAGAAGTATTGTCTCCTATAGGAGAAACTTTTTTCGTGGTCTGAGGAGAGGTCTCTCCATCTGGCCTGCCTTCTGGTTGAGGAAGCTTTTTATCTTTCTCTTTATCTTTATCTTCGCTTTGCTCTGCTTGCTGGCTACCGCCCACAAGAGGAGAATAAAGCCCTTGGTCTTTTAGCCCTTTAAATTTCTTTTGTGATTCTAAAGACTCTTCAGGTTCTGGGAGTCTTCCTGAGCTCATAGCTTCTAAGCCTTCTTCTGCTGTTAAGACTCCGTATTGCAATAACTGCGCTACTACCCTATTCCAAGTGGTCTTATCTTTTAGTTCTATCTCTTCGAAGTGAGCTTGTGGATAATTCTTAAAACCTAAAGATTTGCAAACTCTTTTAATCTCAGGGCATAAGAACTGATTTAGAAAAGCTTCTCTTCCTTGTTTTAACCTCTCTATAAAAACTTGAATCTTGATACTTGTATTAGCGAATTTTTCTTCACCAACTAGAATGTTATTTAGACCCATTTGTATATCATTATTAACAACTTGATATTTTCTAGGGTCAAGTATTCCAGCTATGTCAGGAATAACGAACTTAGCCTGCGTAGTATAATCAGACACTAAAACTTTTCCAACCGATTGATTTTCGAAAAGCTTTTGCATAGTCTCTATGCTTCTTTGATTTACATTTAGGCTTCCGTCTTTTAGTTCTGCCCCCATGGTGATTAAAAGTATAGCTTGGTTCGTCGTCCTAGTAAGCGCCATGTCCATTTTTTTCATTTCTGTCTTCCAGTTTATATCTTCTAAAACTGGATAACCCATAGGCACAGCAAAGGGTTCGTAATCTTGCTTCTTATAAAATACTGGAGTAACTTTTTCTGGATCTAACTTTATTGACAAGACTCCTACGTTCCTACCTTTGAGAGCTTTTTTAGTTTCTGCATCTAGGGCGTCATACACCTCTTGGTCTTCTTCTGTTTTTGGATTTTTAAGTCTTTCTAACTCGTAGTCACTTAAAATTTTATAATATATTCCAGAGAAGAAAGATATGTTTCCTCCCATCTGGATATCAGCAGGATTTAGGACTATGTACCTAGAAGGTAAGGTTCCCTCCTCCTCAGCACTTAACGAACTGTTGCCATAAGTTTGAGTAATTCTTTTAAGATCTTCCGGTTGTATTTTAGTATCAAACCTGTGAACGAAAACATTACCAGATCTATAATACTCTCTAAAGAATTTATCTAGAAAACTTTGTAAATCTATTTTTCTATAAAGAGCCTCTAGGAAGTCTCTTGACTTTTTACTACCTCCAGTAAAGTAGACTTTTGTAGCAGAGAACTCTGTCATCAAATCAATGACGTTTCTAAAAACTGAAAAATTATAATAGGCTTTTTGACATAGAATAACAACATCCCTTACATCAAGAGAACTCTTATTATGAACCCCCTTCGAGTACTTATAAGGAATTAAGCCATTATCAATATTTTCGAACCTATTTGTCCTCTCTATATTGCCGCCAACATTTCTTCGGCTCCTAGTCGATTGATTAGTTGTGGTGTATGGCGAAGCAGCGAAGCTCGTCATCATTGGCTTAATATCTTCTTTATTGTTATTTGTTTTCTTTGTCATTTTTTAAACAACGCATAATACGCTAGGACCTACTCCCGGATTGCCGCTTCTAAAAAGAGCCCCACTATTTAGACCGCCTATATTGGGCCATTCCGGTAGATTGTTTAGAAACACATACCCACCAGATAAACCACTAACAGTAAAGACATCATTTACTGTTAATGGGTCTCCACTAAAGGATACAGTGCTTCCACTTATATAAGACTTGTAATTTCCAAAGTATACACGTTCTCCACTAATATTAAATGGGTTTTTTCCATAAGGCCCAAAATTTAATGTGTCATCATCGTATATATCTACTAAAGGCAAACCTGCTTTATCTGTTACAGAGAATACTGGGGCATCTGCTCCATAGCCGGGAGCCAAAGTTAATAAAGCTCCACTAGTGTCATCAAAAGTTACTGAGTTATTAGCATTAACTCTAAGAGTAACTCCGTCGCCACTAAGGGCAATTTTGTTAGTTTTAATGCCAGAAGAAAAAGTCTTCTGACTAGTAAAGTTAACAGAAGAATCAGATAGTACATTATCTATTCTAGTTGATAAATTTGTTCCAGAGGTATTTAAGCTGCTTTTGAGATCCCCACTAGTTGTAGAGACGTACCCTGTCATTTCAGGGTAGCCAGCTAATTGCATCCAGCTAGACTTATTCGTAGAGTCTCCTGTAGCAACATAAAGTTTATTATCTCCACTAGAGAAGGCTATTGCTCCTGTAGGAGCGGATACAGAAAAGTCTCCTGAACCTGTATGGTAGAAGCTACCTGAGCCTAAAAGCTCTCCAGTTGTAGTTGTAAATAAGCCCGACAAACTAGTAATGTCTGAAGACAAAGCCCCACTTGCGCCCGTAGTAAAGGACTCTGCATGCCCAGAAACATCCGAAGCTTTAGAAAATAAGAAGGTCCCGCTAGTATTTAAAGCACCACTTACTAGAGCATCTTGACTTTCTGATCTAGTTGATATATCTCCGCTATACCCTGTGAAAGAAGATAAAGGGACGAAACTCAATGGGTTACTATCTAAATAATATCCAGAACCATGTCCTGACAGCTTTTGGTGAATGAATCGCACAAAGGTGCCAGAATCTATTTGGCCAGTTGTTAATTTACTAGGCATAAAAGCTTATTTGATCTTAGTTACACTTAAAAAAGCATAACAGGCTCGAAAGTTTCCTTATTAGTGTTGATTTCGGCCTTAGTTATGTCGTTATAGAGCTTAAGGCCCCAATTCGCCAACATTAATGAAGAATAATTATCTTTTCTCGCTTTGTTAGGGGAGTTTGACCTCTTAAGGTGCTGAGGCAGGTCAAAATTCTGTGATCCCCTAGAAGTGGCCTTGTGTTCTACCAGACTACATTGTTTTTTTGTTTGGTAGATCATATCATCTTGATGTTCAATAAAATCAAGCATTGACCATTCTTTTCTATCTTCTATAAAAATAAGTTTTTTAGGGTAGGGCAGTCTTATTGAGCTAGTTCTGTTAAAAAACGTTTCATTCGAAGCTGTTCTGGAAGCAAACCAAATCTTTTTGTAGTCTATACAAGCTTGTAAATATTCATTAGCTCTACGAATAAAAGTACTAGTAAATACTTGATTAAAACAAATTTGATTATTTTCTAAATTATATTTTAGCTTCGCTTTCTTTAAGGATTTTTGATACTCTAAGCCTTCTGCATCGGCATTAAGTGGTATTGTCTTTAGATTAACTCTAGCGTCTTTAAAAAATTGAGATTCATTACAACTATCTAAAAATGTATCAGACCCAGCATTATCAAGACATATAAAAACAATATTAAAAGACTGAAGTAAATAAGCTAAATATTTTACATGATTATTTAAGCTACCAAGGCCAGCGTAAGAATGAACCAAAGTTCCATGACCTGACTCGTCATCTATTTCCATAACAGACATAGCAAAGTAATCAGCCGTAGGACTGTCACTCATATTTGGGTCAATCCCCAAAACATAACGCTTACCTCCTCTGCCCACCATTAATGTACAAGGCTCTTCTTCTCCCTTTAAAGTACAAAGCTCCATTTTCTTTGCGCTAAAATAGCTGTCACTACCATCTGTGAATTGAGCGCAGTACTCTCTTTGAAAAGAAAAGTGGGAAGCTCCTCCCTCTTGCGCCTCTTCAATAATAGTCCTGTCTATCATCTCTTCCGGCAAAGCTTCGTATCCTAATTGAGACACAAAGTACTTAGCCTCTCCAGTGTCTTCTTCTGATTGTATTTTAGCTATCCACTCTTGGTAGGTCTTGTATAAATTTTCGAAAGTGTAACTAGCAGAAGACAAAGCTATCATTTTAGATTTATTCTCAAAGTTGGTTCTATCTTCTTCTTTCATGGCTCCGTCTTTAATAAGCTGATCTTCTATCTCTTTTATTTCCATACGACGCTTCATGTCTTGAGGGGCGACCAAGAAAGGCATTAAAACATTTTTAATTATATCTTCTGGTAACAAAAGATACTCATCAAGAACAAGTATGTTAGCACGGAAACCACGAATCTTTTCTCCACTTAAAGGAATAGCTGTTATAGTCCCTCCATTAATCTTCCATTCGTACTGGTCATTCCTTTTCGTCTTAGCTCCAAATGCCTGAGCTAATAAGGCTGCCTCTTTTGTCTCAACTATTTTTTCTATGTTATTAAAGATAAAACGAGCGGTACGAAAAGTAGGCCCAGCTATTAATATTTTTGTATTTGGTTCAAATATGCACTGTAAAAAACAATAGATAGACGCTATAAAAGACTTGCCGCAACCACGACCCCAAACACACATGCTAAAGTTTCTATTGAACATACCCCTAAGAGTAATCTCTTGAAACGGAGCAAGCTTTATACCAGTTAAAAGATAGGTAGTAAAATATAAATTATTTCTTAAGAACTCCGCTAGACTTATTCTGGCGTCCTTATCTTCTAGAAAACCCTCTATCTTAGCTAGTCTAGCATTAACGTCTTCTATCTCTGTCAGATATTTTTCTGGACTTGACCACATATTAATCTAGGTAGGCTATTAGTAATATGATAAGCACCATTATGGCGGCT